ATGATTGGACTTGGGAAGACACCGCTGAAATTAAGTTTCAGGAATGGTTCAATGAACTCTATAACTATTCTCATCGGTGTGAATGGTTTTATGGTGATTGTGAGACAGAAGATGTAAACCAACTAAAAGATGTTATGATTAAATGGTTGCACTCTGCATACCTAACAGGTTATAATACTGGGAGATGTTCCAATGACTGAAGAACAACAAGAACTGTATGACGTTGTATCTGACTGGTGGGATAAAATCTTCACTGAACCCACCAAAGGTCGGTCTGCCTGTATTATTGATTTAGTTAATTCTATTATTGAGTGGAAAAACAAATGAGTATTCCTAATTTCAAATCACAAGACGATTGGCAAGAGTTTCTCAACATCTTTGATGACCAATGGCAATGTAAGAGAGAACTGATGAATCGTGTCAAGAATGATCTGTTCCCTGAATATAAATCATGGGATCAACTTCAACCACATACAATGGAAGTGATCAACGACATTGTATCCAATCTTGTGTATGAGTGTGAGCGTCAATTCAAAGAGACACACCAGGACTACAAGACTGATGATGATGAGATCTTTATTCCTCGTCAATCATTCAAAGAGAATGTAACAGAAGCACTCAAAGAAGCATTGGAGAGTCATCAGAACAATGACTCACTTTGATTACATTACAAAATATATGCTTCCCGGTTGGGTTGAGTCTTGGACTTATAACTTCAGGATATGGGCAGACTTGATGACTAGTAACTACAAACGATATTCGGATCCTTGGAGTGAAAGTCCAGAAAGAGAATGTCGTGAATGGTTCTGGGCGTCACTCAATATGGATGATATATACACCAAAGAGTTTCTTGAAGAACTCTATCGAAGGATATCTGATATTGGGAGTGGTAAAGAGACGACATATCCTTTGGATGATGTTCTTGAAATATGGTCAGAAGACGCACAAAAATATTATGATGAACAATAAATAACTTTATACCAGAGGACAGATGTCAACTCCCTAAACCATCACAGCACTTCTTTACGGGGTGCTTTTTTTATTGTATAATTACTTCTTACACATCAACAGACTATGAATACTGATCCAAAACCAGAAAATGAAGTGGTAGTTCCTGAGGGATCTGAATTGATTGATGATGTATTTTATGTATGGAAAACAAGATTCGGTCTTTACTCATCAATGACCAAAGAAGGTCGTAATATGCTTACAGGAGGCACCAGAGAGGGTGTTATCTCAATGACCCGATGGCACTTAAAGTGTGAGCAAGAAGGGTGGCCAGAGGGGTCTGTGCGCGTTGTAGGATCGGCTAGCGTTGGGGGCAAACTCTAAAATAATATAGATAGTATAACAATGCAGTAGCGCTTATGCCACTCTACACATCTCCCGACGATTATCTGTTCAACTTACAGACTTGTCGCCCGTCAGATGCAAAAAGAGAGTGGAGGAAAATGATAAAAGATAAATGGAATAATGAATGTGCCTACTGCGGTCATACTGAAAATCTTACGATTGACCACGTTGTTCCAAGATCGAAAGGTGGTGGCGATTTTGCTACCAACGTAATCTGTTCTTGCAAAAGATGTAATAACGATAAAGGAAGAACAGATGTTATGGAATGGTATGAGAAGCAAGACTTCTTTACTGAAGCAAGAAAAAATGCTATATTAGAATGGACTAGTGCCAAGAAGAACACAGCACTATACAAATACAAACCAAGAAAAAACATTGCTTATTGATTATGACTGAATTTGTTATCTATTCTAGAGATGGTTGCCCTTATTGCGTCAAGGTAAAGGCAGTTCTTGAAGGTCTTAAATTGAATCATTCTGTACAAAAACTTGGTGTTGACTTTTCTAGAGAGGAGTTCTACAATCAGTTTGGTCAAGGATCTACATTTCCTCAGGTTGTGTTTGGGGATACAAAGGTTGGTGGTTGTAGTGAAACTATTAAGTATTTGAAAGAGAACAATTATGTATAATGAAAGATAATAATGATTCTAGTATCTATCTAAATAAACCAGAGGATGTTCCCCATATTAATAGGGGAATTGAATTGCTTCTAAGAAATAAAAAAAGGAGAGGAACTCAACAAAGACCAAAAAGTTTCAGAGTAACTTTTGGGAAAGTGATTTCTCTCTTCAACCGAGAAATTCACTTTCACTTTGATTCTTTTATTGATATACGGAAGAGAAAAACTCGGGAGAAGGACCCATGCTAGCAGTAACTTTAACTATTGGAACTTTGGTTTCCATAATGTTCTTTTTTATTGGTACAATGGTAGGATGGTTAGCAAAAGAACATGTCTATCAAACCCAACCTGTATATATTCATCCCGAAATGTTTGATAATAATGGCAATATTGTTCCTGATGAAATTTTAGCTGTAAGATTTGAGAATGACTATGACACAAACACCGAATATGAAGAAGGCGACGAAGAGTAAAGAACTACCGGCACTTCCAGCAAATCCATTTACATTTGAAGTTCTTCAACTTGCATCAAAGCAAAGAAGTAGAGCAAAGAAAGTAGAAGTCCTGCAAAAATATTCTCACGATTCAATCAAAGCAATTTTGATTTGGAATTTTGATGATAGTATCATCTCTATGCTTCCAGAGGGAGATGTTCCCTACAACTCGTATGGAGATGATGCTACACAGGGTGGAAACCTAAGTGATAAGATTAAATCACAAGTTGACGCACTTGATAGGGCATCAACTTCATCTTTGGGATCAACTGATGATGGAAAAGGAAGAATTCGTTCTTCCCTAAGAAAGGAGTGGACTAAACTTTACAACTTTGTGAGAGGTGGTAACGATAGTCTTCCATCTCTTCGTAGAGAGAGTATGTTTATTAACCTTTTGGAACTTCTTCATCCAAGAGATGCTGAAATTCTAGTACTTGCTAAGGACAAAAGACTTCAAGAGAGATATAATATTACTCTTACTGTAGTTCAAGAAGCTTACCCCGATATTAAATGGGGAGGACGTTCTTGATGGGAAAAGGATGTAAAATCTTGTTTAAAGATTGTGACCCAGAACAAGCATCAGATCGTACTCTACCATATAACACATATATGGTAGAGTATTTGCAAGATGGTATGACTCATTTTGACATTGCTTCTGCTCCTAAACAAGTAGATATTTTTGATGATTACTGGGATAAATATCGTCATGATTTTGTTACCATGACACAAACTGAGGGTCGTATTAATCCTAAACTTTGGAATGATCCCAAGGCTGTTAAAAAAGAAAAGAGTAAAAAATGAGCGGTGGATTTAAGAAAGAATCTGAAAACAATTTAAGAGTCACTCTTAATATGGATGAGATTCAGAAACTAACGAAGAGATATAAAAAGATCAAAAAGTATATGAAGTCTCCCATTTATGACCTAAAGCAAATGGCAGGGACTGAGAAGGTAGTTTCTGAACTCCTTAATGATCTGAAACAAAATTCAAACGAAGGTTGACTATATAGAATATAAGGTCTATAATAGACCTACGTTCATCCGAGTAATCGGACGCAAGTAAGTCGCGGAACGGACCGTTCATCTTATGAAATACATTTTATTATTTTCACTTCTTTTATTTCCTACACCATCACTTGCAATGTCTTGTGATGAAGTTAAGGAAGTATTTGCTGTTGTGAGAGAAGATCCGAACTTATCTAGCAAAGAAAAGGCTCTCATTGCGATGGGTCTTTTTGCAAAGTATGGAAATTCATGTGTTTCAAGAGACGCAAACGACTGAAGGAACGACTGAAGGAAACACTTTTATAAATAAAAGTGTACGTTCATCCCATCAGATAATGAGGCAGTGCTCTAAATGTTCTGAATATAAACCTTTATCTTCTTTCTACTCTCAAAAGAATAGAAATGGTTCAATCTCATTGAAACAACAATGTAAAGAGTGTTATAACAAGTCTCGAAAGGATAAGTATAACAGTGATAAAGAATTTAGAACTAAACGAGCAAAACAAATTCAACAGTATAAAAGCGAGAGGGAATCATCCGATAGTGAATTCTATTTAAGAAAGCATCTATCAAGAAGAATTAGACAAACTTTGGTAAAACAAGGTGAATCTAAAATTCTCTTTAATCAATATGGTATTGATGTAAACTCAATATTGTTGAATATTGGGGAAAGACCTTCTCCAGATTATCATTTAGATCATATTTTTCCAGTTTCTGCCTTTGATTTTACAGACCCATTTCAAGTATGGGCTTGTAATCATAAAGATAATTTAAGGTGGTTGGATTCTAAAAAGAATATAGAAAAAAGTGATAAACATTCTCCAGAAGATCTTTTAAAGTATCTGCAAGAGATGAAATCTGAATGGGACGCAAGTAGAGCATAAGGGAACGGTACGTTCGGAAAGGAAATCATCTCAACCTTTCTGCGTTCTATGCTCCAAGGAACGGGAACTCGGATCACCCTTCGGGGTTAAAGGAGAAAACCACCCATTCTTTTAGGAGTACTACAATGAATACACTTCAAATCATCAAAAAGCAGATTAAAAAAGCATCGGCAATTCACGATGCACAGATTTCTCACACTACATATCGTGGTGTTGACTATCAGTGCGAGCAGAAGTCTGGGGAAACTCATGGCACTTTCTGCTATCGTGGTCGCACTTATAACAAGTGATCGCCATGGAAGCATTACAGATATCTGGACTCACGTCCCTAGGTTGTGTAGTATTTCTTGGTATCTTATATGCAGAAATTATTTTTCTGTACAAATGAATCAGAGGGTCTTGACGACCCTCTTTTTTTATGCTATATTATAACTTCCTTCCGTGTGAATGAAGTTACTGTGCTTCTTAAGAGCATACCTCGCAAGAGGTATGTTTTTTTATTATAAGTAAAAGTGTATTGTGGACTTTACTAATATGGATAAGAAAACATTAAAGGACATAGTTCAACAGTTGAAATCTATCGTAGACTTGTTAGAATCTGAAGTGTACTCTGATATTAAATCATGGACAGTGGAAGAATCAAATCTAAGTCCTACGTATGCAGATATCAATGACGAAGATGGGGACTATGATTAAAAGGGAATCTCTCTACAAAAAAACTTCAACCACTGAAGATGAATGGGTATACTCTGAGGAAAGAATGTATCTAAGAGCAGAAACTTTTAGAGCACTTTTACACTATCTCAATGACTACACAAAGCAGGTCTATGAATTTTGTGATGTGTGGGCAAGTAGAGGCAACAAAGATTGTACAAATATAGACATGTACTTTATAATGTATCTTAAAGAGGAGGGATTTAATGTATGATGATTTAAATTGCTTTGAAAAAGCATTATCACATTTTGGCACAAGAGTTGAAGTTATTGTTGCATTAGAGTTGGGCAATAAAATTGATTCTGAGAGTGCATATAAAATGATCAAGGCAGAACTTAAAGAAGTAAAGAAAGTTCGTAAACAATACAAAGAGAACCTATGTGAGGAATGTTGAATGGAAGTTAAATTTGTACAATGTACGCCAAATCCAGAAGAAAATATGGCATACATTGCTCGCGTTTCAAATCCAAATAATCAGGAGAATCCTTCATTTGAAGGTCTTCTGAAGTATTGTATTAAGCACGAGCACTGGTCTGTGTTTGAGCAAGCATTCATGACTCTTGAGATCAATACTACCAGAGCAATCGCGGCTCAAGTGCTGAGGCATAGGAGTTTTACCTTCCAGGAATTTAGTCAGCGGTATGCAGATGCTAATCTTTTACAGACAGTAGAACTGCCAGAACTTCGTCGTCAAGATACAAAAAATCGTCAGAATAGTATTGATGATCTTGATGAATTTACAATTCAGAAACTGCAAATGCAGATGCAAACTCTGTTTAGTTCATCATATGCACTCTACAATCAAATGCTTGAGATGGGAGTTGCAAAGGAGTGTGCTCGTATGGTTCTCCCACTCTGTACTCCAACTAGAATGTATATGACAGGTTCTTGCCGCTCGTGGATTCATTACATTAATCTACGGTCAGCACACGGAACACAGAAGGAGCACATGGACATTGCCAACGAGTGTAAGTGTATTTTTGCCGGACAGTTTCCAACTGTTGCAAAGGCACTTGACTGGCAATGATAAATAACTTTGTTACATTATAAGCAAATGGCGACTTACCCCGTAAGAAATAAAGAAACTGGTGAACAAAAAGACGTTGTGATGAGTGTTTACGATTGGGATCAGTGGAAAATTGACAATCCAAACTGGGAAAGAGATTTTTCTGATCCCAGCACCTGTCCTGGTGTAGGTGAAGTTGGTGAATGGAAGGATAAACTTGTCGCAAAAAACCCCGGTTGGAATGATGTCCTTCACCAAGCATCAAAAGCACCGGGATCTAAAGTAAAACCAATTCGTTAAGTAGTATGCCAAGGAGAAAGCGTAGTAACTCTAATGATAATATTGGAGTGGGAATGACTGCAAAACAGATGAAAAAAAAGAAGCCTATTAATGAGAGTCTTCTGATTGACATTGAACCACTTACTCATAATCAAAAAACATTATTTGATGCTTATGAAAAGGGTCAGAACATTGTTGCATATGGTGCTGCAGGAACAGGTAAAACATTTATCACTTTGTATAATGCAATTAAAGATGTGATGAATGAACATCTACCATACGAGAAAGTTTATCTTGTAAGGTCTCTTGTTTCGACCAGAGAAATTGGTTTTCTTCCTGGCGATCATGATGACAAATCATCACTTTATCAAATTCCATACAAGAATATGGTAAAGTATATGTTTGAAATGTCTTCTGATGCAGACTTTGAAATGCTATATGGTAATCTCAAAACTCAAGAGACTATCAAGTTCTGGAGCACATCATTTCTTCGTGGAACAACAGTAGACAATTCAATCATTATCGTTGATGAATTTCAGAATTTGAATTTTCATGAACTTGATTCTATCATTACTCGTGTTGGTGAGAATTGTAAGATTATGTTCTGTGGAGATGGATCTCAAACTGATCTCGTAAAAACTAATGAGAAGAATGGTATCGTAGATTTTCTTAAAATTTTGCGTAGAATGCAATCTTTTGATATAATAGAATTTGATATCAATGATATTGTAAGATCCGGTATTGTTAAAGAATATCTTCTCGCCAAAAGTGAAACTGTGTAACTATGAATTTTAATCATGTGATTTGTGAGATCCCTTCTCTTGACAGGGAAACTATTGACGGCGTTCGTTATTACAAAGTTCCCGATCCAGATAGTAGTAAAGTTTTCAGGTTAGTATCCATCACATCTGTTATTAGTCACCACAACAAAGATTTCTTTGCTAAGTGGAGAAAGAAAATTGGTGAAGAAAAGGCAAATTCGATCACAAGAAAAGCAACTAGTCGTGGAACAGACTTTCATACTCTGACTGAAAATCATCTCAACAATATAAACTTTAAAACCGGACTAGTACAACCACTCTCTGAGTTTTTATTCCTTATTGCCAAGGATGAGATCAATAAAATTGATAATATTCATGCACTTGAGCAATCATTATACAGTCAACAACTAGGTGTAGCGGGAACAGTTGATTGTATTGCTGAGTACAATGGCGAACTTGCTATCATTGATTTTAAGACATCCAAAAAACCAAAACCAAGAGAGTGGATTGATGGTTATTTCATTCAATGTGCAGCATATGCGTGCATGTTATATGAATTAACTGGTATTGCTGTGAAAAAATTCGTCATCTTAATGGCATGTGAAAATGGAGAATGTGTAGTCTATGAAGAATATGATAAAGGCAAGTACATTAAATTACTCGCACAGTACATTAGAGAGTTTGTGGAACACAAACTGGAAACCTATGGAAAAAGAACTTGAAAAAGCACTAGAAGACAAATTCTATTGTCCGTCAAGATTCGCACAAGAGATAGAAAAACTAGTTCAAGACGATAAGAACTTAACTTACATCGATGCTATTCTACATTTTTGTGAGAAGAATAACTTGGACTTAGAATCTGTACCAAAATTAATTTCAAAACCACTGAAAGAAAAGATTCGTGGCGAGGCAATCAAGTTAAACTACTTGAAGCGATCCTCCCGTGCGAAATTGCCCCTTTAATTCCAAAAAAGTCGAGAAAAAAATCGCGGCAAAAAAGCGAATCCTTATAAATAAATAAGGTATAAGTATTCCGCTTTTTTATGGACGATTTTAGTTGGTTTATTGGTATTATTGAAGGGGAGGCATATTTCGGTATTGACAAAAATAGCCCCGAGTTTATAATATCCATGTGTGACGATGATATCGTTGAAAAACTTAGTAAGTTTTTAGACGCTCCGATTCGCTCATTTGTTCCCTCTGGTAAAAATGTCTCTGGTGGGTCATATAAGACTCAGCACAGAATCGCAGTCCGTGGTCGTAAGGCATGGGCGATTATGCAAAAAGTAGAACCCTATCTTTCTAAACGCAGAAAGGAACAAATATCATTTGTAAGGGAAAACTACAAACCAAAGCAAACTTTCAATGAAGGATATGTTTCTAAAAAGAAACCTATCAATATTCCCCTCTTTATTTAAAATTATGTCTCCCTTTGAGTGTTATAAGACATACCTTGCAATGAAACAGCATTTTTGCAAGGACAATTATGACTACCACAAATATCATGGAAAGAGTCGTGCATCATTACAATCCTTTTATAAAAGAAGAGATCGTTACTGGTTTGAGAAACTATCAAGACAAAAACCAGATAGGGAAATTGAAGATTTTTTTGTAGCAAATTTTGCATCATGTGATGATCCAGACCAAATGTGGATTGGTGAAATCATCAAAAATGGAGATGATAACTATGTGGCATGGAAAAAGAGAATTCAGTCTTTAACTTATACTTTCAAGGAAGAGACTGAATCAATTTTTAGTGTCAAAGATTTTGATAAGATGTTTATGATTAAAAACGGTAGACATCCACAAATATTCAAAGAGTACTTACAGTCAAATATATCATTTGAGTCGTTTATGATATTAAACAGTATTCTCTCTTTTTCGAAGGAATACGATAAAATACTCGATGATCCAGTTTGGGTCCTAGTATCAAGAAGAATGAAAAAATATAAACCATTTCTAAATATAGACGTACAACGTTATACCGATATTTTAAAAAACTTTGTTATAGGGGCAAAATGACTTTTTTTGATTCTTCAGTAGTTCAAAATGAAATTGCTGAAATTACGGAACTTCAAGAAGAAGTTTATGAGAATGTGTTCAAATTTCCCTCTATGACGAAGGAAGAAAAGATCGAACATGTAAATCTTCTGGAAAAACTCATTGAAAAGCAAAGAGTTATGTATACTCGTTTGTCTCTTTCCAATGATCCAGAAGCAATTCAAATGAAAGAAAATATTGCCAATTCTGCAAGGGATATGGGAATGTCAAGAGATGTTGATATTAACCAAGTCTTTGCTAATATGGGTAAGTTGATCGTCACCATGCGTGACCAGATTGACAAGGGTGCATAATCCTGCTATAGTAACGGGGTACACACAAGCCAAATACGTACAAACACAAAGAATCCTATGTCTTTCGCAAATCTTAAAAAGCAATCCTCTCTTGGTTCCCTGACTTCTAAACTGGTTAAGGAAGTTGAGAAGATGAATACTACTTCCTCTGGTGTTGATGATCGCCTGTGGAAACCTGAAATGGATAAGACCGGTAATGGTTATGCCGTTATCCGTTTCTTGCCTGCCCCTGATGGTGAAGATCTCCCTTGGGCAAAGATGTACTCACATGCCTTCCAGGGACCTGGTGGTTGGTATATTGAGAACTCTCTGACCACTACTGGTGGTAAAGATCCCGTGTCCGAGTACAATCGTGAACTCTGGAATACTGGAACTGAGGCAAACAAAGAAATCGTGCGTAAGCAAAAGCGTAAACTGTCTTACTACTCTAATATCTACGTTGTTCAAGATAAAGCAAACCCTGAGAACGAAGGTGGTGTCTTCCTTTATAAGTTCGGTAAGAAGATCTTTGATAAGATCATGGAAGCAATGCAACCTGAGTTTGAAGACGAAGACCCTATCAACCCCTTTGACTTCTGGCAGGGTGCTAACTTCAAACTGAAACTGAAGAAGGTTGCAGGTTACTGGAACTATGACTCCTCTGAGTTTGATCGTCCTAGTGCCCTACTGGATGACGATGATGCTCTTGAGGCACTATGGAAGAAAGAGTACTCTCTGACTGCACTGACTGCCCCCGATCAATTCAAGTCTTATGATGACCTGAAGAAGCGTCTTGATTATGTTCTCGGCACTAAGGGAACACCTCGTTTTCAAGATCAAGAGACCGTTGAACAGGAAGAGCAGTTCCGTCGTGAGAATCGTGGTGAAGAAACTTCTTTTACTCCAAGTTTCAAAAGTTCACAAGAGTCTGAACTTCCCGAAGAATTGAGTCAAAAACTCAGTTCCCTGTCGAGTTCAAGTTCAAGTGACGACGATGATGACGACACTCTGTCATATTTCCAAAAACTTGCAGATGGTTAATTACTGAAACAATCTAATATTATCCGTCTTCTTCAAGGTTCTGCTCACAAACTGAGTGGAACCTTTTTTGTATTCAATTGCTCTTACAACATCATCAACAACCAACTGAAGAAAATCTGGTTTGATTACAAAGATATTTGTTTTTGCATCATTTATTCTTGATTCAAATTCATAATTTGTAACTGCATTGGTAATATTAGTTTTTATAACTTCTCTTCCAAGAGCAGCATCAAAAAAGGTAACAGAATAGTTTGATGGAACAATAAGACCTTTTTCCAATATTGTTATTCCATTAGAAGTTAAAACCTCTTTAGATTCATAAAAACGAACTTGATTTATCTTATCATTAGTTCCATATTTCTCAGTAAGGAAATTATCGAATGATTGTTGACTTAATGGCCATTCATCATAGACATTTACAATATTATTTGCTAGAAAAACTACCCAATCAAATGTTGGGTCTCCATAAAACTTTTGAGCAACATTATCTGGTCTTTCATCACCTATAACGTTATATTTTTCAAAATACATAAGATTTTGAAAAATCTCATCTCTGATTTTGACTCTTGTAAAAAGATTTTTTGACCGAATATATTCCGAAATCTTTGCATTCGGAAAGCGATTGACATAATCAATGTCAGGAACAGATCTGAAGTAAAATGACATGTTTAGAATCCGATTGGGTGATCATCATAATC